CAAGCTAGTCCCTTGCGGGTTGCTGCTTTCCATAAACTAACCTCTACTTAAAAAGTTTGAATCGTCTCTTGTTCATCTCGCCTTCGGCGGCAACGGACTCAAGACGCGCTTTCACACGACGCACTGCGCCAATCATGAGATACGAGTCCTCACGAAGCTCAATGTCGTCCTGATGACTGTTGATAATACGCTCGATGTTGTCTTTTTCCAACTCAGCGAAGATTTCGTTCAGAAACTCATCGCCAAGTAAAGCCTTTGCTCGCTCCCAACGTTGGGTCATAAGAGTCCTTTAGCCTTCTTTTTGGGGATTCGTGACTCATTGAGAGCCTCTAAAAAATCCTCGCCGTATTTGTTGACAGCCTTCTTACGAATGACGTACTCACCAACCTGTAGGCTTGCATAACCATCGTCAGGGCTATCAGGCTTGGGCCCAAGCAAACCTTTGACTTTCCCGCCTTTTTCATAAGCAATCTTGTCTGGCGTGATCTTCCCGCCCATGTAGCTTGCTTGGCTGATGTCATTAGCAGGAATTACTTCGCCGCCATAGCTTTCACCCGTTTGGCTTTCGTAAGCCTTCTGTAGCGCAGCCTTATCAAAGATCCCAGGCTGGAATAAAGGCTTAGTTCCGGTGACAGCAGGAACGCCAAACTCTAGGGACTGGGGTAACAAACGGGTATATCCAGCCGCACCAGACTTGAACATGAACGGGGCTTGCTGTGTCGGGCCTGCGCCGTAAAAGAAATCAGTTGTAGGTGCTTTTAGTGAAGTTGTACCGCCGCCAACAGTAAACGGCACAAAGTTAGCGGTCGGTATTTGCACACCACTCAAAGCTGCGTCAATCACGCTCGCAGGGACGTTCTGCGACATGGCGTATTGCCTAACCATCTGCGCGGATACGTTGGGATTGTCTTTGAATAGATTCTGTATATACGGAATCATCTCTGCGCTTGTGTACGCAGACAGTGGTTTTGTGTTGTTTACAGGCTGATTGACGGCGGGTTGTTGTACGGCTGGAGCTTTTGGGAAGTTAAGGCTTGCAACCAATGCAGCCATTTGGCTATCAGGAACACCTTGTTGTCCTGCGAACACTCTGAACTCATCAGGTGTAATGTACTTGCCTGCCGCTTGTTGTTGCGCAATAAGGTTCTGAGCAAACGGAACCATCTCGGTAAACGTATAGTCGGCCATCGTCTTGGGAACGATGTTCCCAGAAGCGTCTAGCTTCTGCCATGACTGTAGAGTTGGTGCAGCCACGGTAGACCCCTGGTTAACTGTTTGGTTTACGGTTTGATCTACCGTCTGATTGTTTGCGCCCTGATCGACTGGCTGTGAGATCGTATTAACGACATCCGTTACAGTCAATGGCTTGATTGCGTCATCTACAGCCTTCAGCAGATTTGCATCAGTTACGCCCAAAGCCTTTAGTTTGTCGCTTCCAAACTTGTTAGAAACGTACCAGTCAAACTGTTGCTGAGGTGTCATCACAAACCACGATGAAGGCAGGTTAATGCCTATGGCTTGCGCGTCTGTGCGTAGCTTTTGCTGAGCGTTTATTGCTGCTTGATAGTTGTTTTTATCAGACTCACTGCTGAACGTAGTGCCATCTGTTGCCGTGTATACCGGAGGAGGTTGGTAAACCGGAGGAGGCTCGTAAGGAGGCGGTTCTTCTTGCGGCGGTGGAGCAAAAACATCCGACACGGCAGTCCTAGCCACATCAGGACTAAAACCTAACATATTTGTTAGGCCAAAGTACAAAAGAGTGTCAGGGTTTGTGTTGGAAATGAGGCCTTGATTAAGAAGGTACTGAATATCTGCGCTGTTAGGGTTTGAGAAGTATTGATCGACAAACGCCCTAAGCTGATCGGTTGTATATCCGTTGTATGTAGCCATGATTTACCCTGGAATCTCGACGTTGCCAGTAATACCCGCCCCGACTTTCATCGCCTTCATCTGCGCTTCTGCCTCGAACTCCATACGCTTGAGTTCTAACTCGGCTAAAGCCTTTTCTCTAGCAAGCTGAATATCGGCCATAGCTTTCTGACGCTTGATCTCGATGTCTGCTTTGGCCTGCGCCATCATCATTTGGATAGCAGGATCTTGGCCTTGTTGTTGTTGAGGTTGTGCAAGTGCAGCATCGACCTCTGGGCCTACAGGTTTGAAGAACTCTGCTGAATCTGGGAACCCTGCTGCCTCAATAAGTTTCCCTAATACTGATCTGTACTGCGAGACAGAAACCAAAGGATTGTTCGGGCCGTACGCTTGAATGATCTGCTCTTGCTTGGACAGAACCATTGAGAGCATTGCCATCTTTTGCTCCATGCTCCCCGTACCAAGTCCGACATTCACTGTGCAGTCGTACTGGTTCGACCACTCTCGCGGGTCGTACTGGACGTACTGCCCACGCATCCGAATCAAAACTGCTTTGTCCTGGTACTTGCATAAGAGGTGTAAGAGTCCTTTGAATAAGTCTTTTACGCCTGTTTCTGCAAAGATCCTAGCAATGAGTTCGATCTTTCCTTGTGAGGCTTGCGTAAGGGCCGCTATGGCCGCGGCAGTCACGTTCTGTAGGATGTTAGGGTCAAGACCTTGAGAGGCTTCTGTAACACCTGTGCGTTTAGCCTGAACCTGATCAAGGTACTCTAAAAGAGGGAAGGCTTGCTGACCAACAGGAGGTGTCGTAATCGGAACCAGCGCAGCAGGATTCTTCATCCTCACCACACCGCCAGGAGTAACGCTCAAGAGATCATCGAGGTTGACCTGACCTTCGACAGCACCCATGCGGGTATTGTTTTGAAGGTACAGGTTATCAAGCATCTGCCTCGTCACAGTCGTCTTGATAAGCTGGAGATCAACTGTACGATCAGCAGGACAATCCCCAAAAAACCTGTGAGGAATCGGAATAGGACAGATGGTGTAAAACGGCACATAATCGGTTTCCTCGTTACTTAGGATTTCGTTCCCCGAAAAATGCACCCGTCTTAGTTCTGCGATCCCGTCTCCGTCGTAATCAGTCTTTAGGTAGCACTCGAACACTTCAACCGTCTGCATGGACTTGTCGAGACTTGGCTCCATGTAGGGCTGCTCGTCACGGTTGTATCGAGCGATGTACTCAGCAGAAAACTCAAGGTCGTTGTAAACCGGCAGGTTCATTACGATCTCAGGATCAAACCCCATTGAGACAAGATCCGACCTCGTAATAAGTTTCCTGTGCGCGACAAAAGGGGTATCTCGAACAGTCTTTCCTGCCTTGGAGATCAAGAACTCTTCGGGAGGCACGTTCTCGACCTTAACTTTCCCTGCCTTTGTCTTACGCATGAGCGCGACGTTATGAACACGCATGACTTGACCATCAATATCCTGCTCAATCGTCTCTTGTGCTGCGATCTCCATCGTCCCGTCAGACATAAGCATAGCTAGCTCATCGTCTGTCAGGTTCGCGTACTGCTCCTTAGTGACGCTTATCGAATCGTCCCAGTAGGCTTTAATGACACCGACCTTCTGAAGGATCGCGTCCTTGAACCAGTCGTGCATGATTGAGATGCCTGGGTTCTGCTTCATCAGCACCCAGTTGCAATATTCAGTGGCCTGCATTGCCATAGGCTCATCACCTGGGCCTACAGGCTCAAATACACCAATCTCATCAGCAGACGTAAACAAACGCATGAGAGGCGGAAGCATCCCATCGATAGCTTCTGCAACCTCTCCGGTTACGATCTGGCTGCGACCCTCTACCTCATTACCGTAGGGGTCACGCATGTAGGCAGTAAGCGCGTTCTTACGCTGCTCGACCGTCTCGGTCTCCAAGAAACCTATCGCGTTATCAATCTCACCTTGGAGAATCGCCTTTAATCGTCCGTCATCCATTTAGACCACCCAAGATACGTTAGGTTTCAGCGGCTTAGACCAACTTGTTTGCTCTGACATACCAACCGCAAGATACCGAAATGCGTCAGAAGCATGAGATGCCCAATCGTGCAAGGGCTTATCCCAGTAAACTTGACGCTTATCGTCGTATTGTCTCCGATAATTGCGTAGTGCGTCCACTCCGCGCTTAGTCTTGGAGTCGAACCAACAAAAGGGAATCAGCCTTCTCACGGCTTGTATCCCATCGTCAACACCCATTCTCGGCACAATCGTGATGTTTAGCCCTGCTTCTTGCAGAAGTTCTAACCTAGACCTTCCTGAGCCTAACTCCCTGACTTGTACATCGTGAGGCAGTAACTGCTCGGCTAGTTCGTAGTGATTCGTTCTCAGCCAGTTCACATACCAGTCGAGCCCTTGACCGTGGTTCTCTACAAAGTCAATGAGTCGTGTCTCTAAGCCCACTCTCTGGCAAACCCAGATTGCAGTGGAGTCGCCTATGCCTAAGTCCCAGGCTGCATAAGTCTTAGCCAATCCATCTACAGGTATGTCATGGAATCGCTCAGACGGTAGCTCATTGAGAAGTTGCCCGTAGTAACTTCCTTCGATTGCTGAGTCAAAGGAACACTCAAACTCTTGCAGGTACTTGTCATCTCCCATTTCGGACTTAGCTGCATCGAGTTCAGTCTGAGGGATAAGACCAGTTTCGGATGCTCGGAACTCAAGCAGTGCCCAATCGTTATGCTGCTCTGCATGGTCTCTTAGGGTCTTGAAGTGGTTGTTTCCCTTTGGGGTCCCAAGGAATAGGGCCCATCCCATTCTGTCCGACAGGGCCGGACGAACCACTTCCGACCAAATTTTAGGGTTCTGGTCGCCGAATTCGTCGAATACAACCCCGTCAAAATACTGTCCTCTAAGAGAGTCTGGGTTATCAGACCCCGCAAGTTGGATGCGTCTGCCCCAGAAATCAACCCGAAGTTCTGCAATATTCGCAGTGGCGTTGAGGGGCTCGGTAAACTTGAGCAGGTAATCCCAGATAACTCGTTTGGTCTGAGAGTAGGTGGGCCCAATAAACGCATATCTTGGAGCCTCCTTCTGGTTTGTGATTGCATCTCTTATGAGATGGTTAACTGCGCTAACCGACTTTCCTAATCTTCTATGAGCAACTACTACGCCAAAACGCTTTTGCTCTAACGCGCTATGTATTGCAAGCTGTTGCGGCCTCGGCGCGTAGGGAATAATTATTCTTGTTGCGCCCATGTCACTTGTAAAGCAACTGGTTGCCCGTCCTGACCTGTTACCTCTGTTCTCGCTAACTTCGGTATGTGGTACTCGATAGCCCTCAAGTAAATATCGCAAGCCTTTTCTGGGCTTTTTTGTGCTACTTGGTCTAGCCACATAGCGAAATGAGGTGCGTTTAGTTCCGCCATCTTAGCAATGGCTTCCCTAACTGCCGCAGTAGATTTGTTAGGCGCACCCTTCGGTCTGCCTAATCCTGCGTTTGGAGGAATCCATTTGTTTTCCACTGTATTTTACTATCCTTCTGTTGTTACCGCGCAACACCTTGGCCAAGCAATCCTGATCGTCTTAGCTCTTCTTCGTCTATGACTACAGGCCTTCCGTTTACTTCCATAATCCTTAGCTTGCTTTCTTCGCCTGGGAATACAACAAAGTTACTTGTACCTTTTTTAGCCGCTCTTGATCCTTCGTCTAAGTAGCGTATTCCTGGAATGCCTGCATCTTTTAATATTGAAGAGGTAATAACGTCAGTTGACCCTTTTCTTGCGGCAGCAAGTGTCTGGCTTATTTGTTCATCTGTTATGTCAGGATAAAACGTTTTCAAAGCCCATACAGGATCATCGCCAGAAGCTAAAGCAGACTGCGCTACGTTAACCCTTGGATTTGGCTTTGAGATTTTTTTATAGATTTGCTCCCCTGTTAGGTTAATTGGTTGCTTAGGTAAAGAGGATGGTTTGTCTGTAGACAAGGCTGACAACAAAGCGTCGTCGAACTCACCGACTCTCTTTTCATCAACCGTAATACCTATCCTACTTAAAGCGTCTTTGACATACTTTGACTGCTGACTCAGCGGCTTATCCCAATCCAGCATCTTTGCTATTTGTTCGTCTGGTAGGTCTACTGTGTAGAGAGAACTTTGTTCCTCTACTATTTTCTTAGCTTGCTTAATCGTCGGCTCTAAGTTTTCTCCAAGATCCTTGTAAGCATTTCTTGCTAAAACCTCGCCTTCCTCACCACGAGAGGCTATAAGCGTAACTATCCCCTTTAAGGGGCTTTTATCAGGAATATCAAACTTTGTTACCGATCCTCTGTAACCAGACGCGACAGCAGGATTCTCAGCCAAGTAAATACCATGCCCGTAAGCCTGAGCACCTTCGCCTGTACCGATCTTGCTCGCATCAAACTTACTAAACTTATGCGGAGAACCATGAAACACCGTAAGCGGACTTAGCAGGCTTCCAGCGCGTTGTGCATTTGCCATCGTAGACGCAACCGCAAACGGAGCGACAGACCCGTAAAGCTGACTAGCGACACTTGCTTGCTCGCCTAGTCTGTAAGCCTCAGACATCTTCTGAGCCTCTGGGTCCATCACCGAGTAAGTAGGTTGCCTACCCGTAAACCCTAGTAATCCCTGCGCTACAGGACTAGTCTGCCCGTACCCTGGAAGCGAACTCACACCTCTTGGTAACTGCTCCGGCAACGGAGGTAGGAACTTCTCTTCGTCCAGCAGACCTTTTCTGCGCTTCACTTCTTGTTCCTCGCCGAGATTGCCTTTGCTTTCGCTCTTGCATCTTCCTTGCTACTTGCACCCCATGCCTTTAGACTGAGAAGCAGTCTAGTAGGGCTACCATCTGGCTTACGCTCTGGGCCTGGCATGTTACCCATTCTCGCTAAGAAAGACGCTCTACGCGGGTTATCACCGCTTTTTACGGGAGCCTTTAGGTTAGATCCAGGGTTCGCAGCCTCGTAAGACTTCCGACCCTTCTCGTTTAGGCCACCCTTAGCGTTCTTACCCTCTTTGCGAGTCCAAGCGGCAGTCATTTTTTAGCCGTTTTTGCTGATTCTTTGAAAGCCTTAGCCGTAGGCGCTCCAGGACTCCCAGGCTTACGCATACGCTCAGGAGTCTTGCCAGCAGCTTTCTGTTTTTCTATACGCTCGCGTTTAGCGTGGATGTTTGCGTATAAACCTTTCATTTCTTTTTAGCCTTTCCTGCCTCAGATAAGGCAATAGCAATAGCCTGCTTAGGGTTTGTTACCTCTGGGCCTTTCTTGCTCCCTGAGTGCAACTTACCCTTTTTAAACTCAGTCATCACTTTCGAGATCTTCTTCTCCGCCTTCTTCATCGCCCATCTCCCAAGAAGCGCAAGACTTGTCCGGCGCACACATAAAGTTCCACTGATGGCAATAACCCGCACCCTCTGGCAGGCAATCTTCCATGTCCATGTCGAAGTATTCGCAATTGCCGCAACGCCTTTCTTGAGCCTGGCTTGCAGAGATGCGCCACTTTGCGCCTAGATCCCGCCAGAACTGCGTATCGCCCCCTCGTTCAGGGCCATACATTGCTTTCTCTTTTGCGATTGCCTTGTTCTCTTCGTTCAAAGCCTCGTCTTGCGTTGGAAGCGGACAGCTTTCGTCCTCTTCCTCATCGCTTTGTTTCACAACGATCATCACTTTAGGGGAAAGCAAGCCTTTCATTTCTTTTCCTTGGGTTGTAAAGGGATGCCTACTTTCCTGTCATACCTGATGGGTACAGGAGGCACTTTTAGCTTGTAGGGAGACGGTAATGCTTTGCGATCCCTGGTTCGTTTTTCCACAGCCATGCTGCTGCCTCCTTGATGTTCTTGGAGTCGTCCTTACCCACCGTTTGACTGCCTGCGTGGTGAACGTAACTCCTTGAAACAAAATGCTTAAAGTCACATACCGTAAGTGTATGACAAAAGACGTTATCTGAAAACCAGTTGATGGGAGGAAACCTAACCGACTGGAAGGCTTCCTTTGTGATGTAAGCAAAGATCGGCGCAATCACGCTCGTCTCTTTGATCGTCTGTTCTTCCGCCCACTTTAACCCGTGTCTTGCACCACCCTCGAACCGGATGTTCTGGGCCTCTAAGATGTAATCCGACCTCGCCCCTAAAACCCCGATCTTATGCCCCGCCTTCTGTAGATGCTCGGCATCCTCAAGAATGAGTCTATAGGAGTCTGGAGTCAGGCAGATGTCGTCGTTGGCAATGATGACTGCATCGTGTGAGTTAAATGCGTCGTCCATGATCCGGTTGTAGGCATCACCAAAGTTACCCGACGAGTTGAGTACCCATTTGTAAACTCGTTCGTCCATTGTCTCGGCCCGACTCGACAGATATATAGGCGCTTCTTTGGCGTAAAGTTTGATTGACGACAACGTGATTTCAAGACTTGGACTCCCTACCGTACAAATGAGTATCGGAACTTTTTTCATACTCCGCCATCCTATGGTGGGCTACCACCTGAAAGTATTTGTTATTCATGAGGTTTTCTGTGCAAACATTAACCTCTAACCCGTTTTTATCCGCGATGATCGGGAACGACAATTGATCCTGTAGCGTCCACTTCATCATCTCGACCCACCAATCTTGATTAGCCTGGGGATTGATGTAACTCCGCTTCCAACATAGAACCCCGCCAGCAATAAGACCTGCATCCTGCGGCCATCCTTGATCCCGATAGTGCTCGACCTGGGCCAAGATAGGTTGGTCTTGATACTTGACCATATCCCAACACTCTCCGGCCTCTTGATAGATACAAGTCCTCCAGGGGTGTTGAAATGCCGCCATCGTGTCTCCGGCCTGGTCGATCATGTAAGCCACAAACTCAGGACTTGTGATCCTTATCGACCCGTCTATCCAGATCACGTAATCCTCAGCAAACTCTAACTTGTCTGGGAATACCTTAAACCATTTAGCGTCCATCCGCGGATCTGAGAAGCGTCTGCTTGTGATGACTTGCTGCCATCCTTGAGGCTTCTTAACACCGTCTAGGATCGCGTAGAAGGCCGTAGGAACGCTTTGCCTGACCGCATAGTGCAACGGGTCATAGTTGCCAAAGATCGCCGTGTAGACCGCCGCGTTCATACAAAAAAACGCCCAACGTCGCGTCGGGCAAAGGAGGGGAAGGAGCCAGCTTTCATTTTAACCCATACCTTATTTCTTTGAGAATCTCTTCTGCTTGCAGTCTCAGGTCTATGGCTTTCCTGTGTAGCTCTATAGAAAGATTGACGATTGCTAGTGCTCGTTGCTCTAGAGCACTTGTTGACTGTGCCTGCTCGATGATGTCTTGTGCTGCACTCATGGCTGCTGCTTCGTTTAGATTCATGCGACCCTCAAATTAAACGGATTATTAAAGAAACTAATGCTCACGCCTTCCTCTTCTTGCTTAGTTTTTGCTAAGACAGGCTTAAACTTTTTCTTCGGCCTGGACACCTTCTTGACCTCGTATTCGTCCTTTACCCACTCCCAAACGCGTTCTTTAGTAAACGGGTCTATC